GGACTTGTGAATAGTAAATCGCCTTGTAGAATACCTGAGATACCTAGAGAGGGTAAATATTTTAGACAGTCTTTTAATTTATCTGCTAACGCACCGCCATGATTTCTAGATATATCTGCGTTAGTATAATTTATTTTAGGTGTTTTATTAAATAGAGATTTAGTTGCAACAAAGAACTTACCATTCTCAGGATTAGTGCCACAAAACACAGCTGGGGCTCCATCCCACTTTACTGATACTGTGGATCCTCCTGATCCGCCTTGCAACATCTGTTTGATAGACTTTAAAAAGTTTATCGCTGTTTTCGCACCCTTTGTTCCATTATTAATTATTTCGTCTTCCAGATGTTCAAGATGTGTATTTTTGCCCTCTACGAGGTAATCTTGAAATTTCTGCATTTAACACTCTTTCCATTTATATTATATACTATTATTTATAATAGTCAAGCATTAAAATATCTTAATGAAAGGTCCATTCAAAGTGCCAAACTCTTTTTTTGCACCATAATATAAGACACCTAACCATTCTTCAAATTTATTCATTTTAGATATTTTATAATATACTTCTACTTGTCTTAAAGTGTGTAATTTTGATGTTATTCTTCCTAATGTATTTCTATCTTTTTTAAAGTTTGTTAGACCAAATCGTAAATTTTTTTCAAAAGTAGATTTTTTAGTGCCTAACTCTAAAGGTAAATCCCAATTTATTTTTTGTCCTTCAATTTTGTAATCTTTTATTTTATCGTAAAAATTTGCCCAAAATTTTATTTGTTCCTCAGTAAATTTGCCTTGAACATCAATCATAGGATCTTGAACTGGTGATGGTGGTCTTGACATATTGTTTGCTGATAAAAATGTTTCAATAGCTTTTGATGAAGCTTTACCTAATTTTGCACCACCACTCTTTGGTGTGATATCAGTTTGAGGACCCGTCTGAGGTTGACTATATCTAAAACTTCTTATCTGTAAAGCATATTCTAATTCGTTTGCAAAAAATCTTAATGAGAACTCACCTGTATCAAATAGTGGTGGTTTAACCATGTCTAAATCACATTTTATACTATTAGGTTTTAGTTTAAATTTTACACTTTTTTTCGTACCACCTAAATTAGCTTCTTCTATTTTAGCTTCTTTAGCTGTTTTAGTTAAACCTTTTAGAGAAATAGGAACCATGACCTTTTTTCTCAATAAGTCTGCCATATATAAATTTAGTTCTTCTAATTTAGCATCTTTAGATACATCTTTTTTAGCCATTTGTTTGACTTTTTTTATGATGGTAGCTTCTTGTTGTTTTTTAACCATCACTATATCCATTGGGTTCCACCTGTCTTTCACAGTAGCACCCATTTCTTTAGCTGCTATATCTTCTAAAAAAGGCATGATACCTTTATCTCTACTGTAATTATAACCCCTTTGTGTGCCTAAATATTTTTTGAGTGCTTTGCCTTGTAATTGGTAATAATAATACCAAACGGCTGGCATATCAGGATATGCCTTATTTTCAACAAATGCTACAGTAGGTTCTTTGCCTTTTTCTATTAGGCTTTCAAAGAAAACTAATGAACCGTTTTCTTGTTTTTTTGTGTCTCTTGCGTCAGCCATACTGCTATTTATATATCAGTATGACCGTTTTGTCAAGCGTTAATTTATCTTTCTACACTTAAATACTAGTGAAACTCTGAACTTATCACCCTCTACTGCTCTTGCAACATGAGGTATTCTTGCGTCAAAGACTACAACTCTGCCTGCTTTTGGCCAGTATGATTTAACAATATTCATTTCGGGACTACCTGAGAAACCATATGGTGTATTTACTGCCATCGCTCTCATTTCATCTGTGAGATTAGGTGTCCAGAACTCGATTGACCCACCATCGTCTGGTGTCCAACCTGGTGTTAGGTATACGATAACTGTATATTGATCGCCAGTCCAACCATCAAGATGTATACCACCTGATTGATTTGCATGATGACCATTGAGATAGTGTCTAAGTAGTTTAACACCTTCTGGATCTACTTTATCCCATATCTCTTGTACCCAATCTTGTTCAATCTCATATTCAACTTCTTCAGTATCACTACCACCTAGATGTATATGTTTGTAACCTGGTGTCTTTGCTTCTTTTTTCATTTGCTCAGATGAATACCAACCATCTTGCCAATCCATTTTCATCACAATATCATAATATCTTTTGATATCCTCTTCTGGTATTGTGTTGTCTGAAGATTTTATAATTTTATGAAAATCACCACCTGCTAATGCTAACGCAGGAAAAGTATATTTCTTTTCTGTGCCTGGTTGAGATATTTCTAGCATTGTGCCTTCAGGTAAATCTTTAGCTGCAACCTCTGTTGGAGTTTCTGATTGATTTATGCCTGTTCCATTTAGTGTGGTAACATCACCATCAACCACTTTATCCATATCAATTACTTTCGTCATGTTTCTCCTCTGCTTCCTCATAAAGTATCATGGTTATTAAACTGTATATCGCCATGTCCATTAAGGTATCTTTTATGTTTTCACCTTTAAATTTAAACTCACCCTTTTTGATGAAGTTACTTATTCTAGCATATTTATCACCCATACGAACAACAGATCCTTGCCAAGCAGGTATGCCTGACAACTCTGATAATCGAAAGTTAGCAAATATGTCCTCATTGGCACCATAATCATGGCGTTTCTGATCGTGTAGATTTTTAATCACATCTATGATTTCATAAAATCTTTTACTTTGTTTGTTCATATCACTCATTATATTTTTCCTAATGTTAAAAACTTAACTATTCCTCCATTTGGTTCCCATTGTTTATATTTGTTTTGGTGGTCGCAAACTTTTTTTGCCTCATCTTCAAACTCAGATTCAGTAATAATACTACCTGTTGGTCTTTCGATAACAAGCCAACGCACCTTTCTATTTCTCTTACTTAATTTTAATTCATAAGATAATTTGGTTTGCTTAGCTCTAGGCTTTCTTTTTGCGACTTTCTTCTTCATCTTACTTTTCTGCAGGTGTTTCTGTTTTGGGCTCATCTATTTCTGCAGCTGCAGGTACATTTTCCTTAATATAGTTACTGTGATGTGCAAGAATTATTTTACAATTTTGCAAATCAGCATTTAAATTTGTAACTTGTTTCTGGTAATTGTTTACCTGAACGATAGCGTTTTTTAATTCTGGTGTGAATTTATTTTCATCATACCATTTACCATCTAATTTAATTGCCATTTTTTTCTCCTTTGTTGTTATATTTTAAAATCTGAGAACTGTCCCAGTCTTTTAAATTTTTCGTTAGATGATAGAGTTTCTTGACCACTATCAACTAAATCTGTTTGTGCGTTTTGTTCTACATCATATAAACGCATTTTTGATCTATCGACACCAACAATAAATTTTCTGTTTAGTGTTGGATCATTATATCGATTCTTTAATTGCTTAACCATGATCTGGTTCTTTTCTTCTAGTTCTTCACTACTAATCAAAGCAAACATGAAGTCTGCTGTTGCAGGAAGACCGAAACTTTCTGAAGTATCTTCTAATCCTACATCACTACTTACGAAACCACCTCTTGTTGTTTGAGTGGCAGAAAAAATAGGTAAGTCATTCTCTACTGCAAGACCTCTAAGTTCTTCAGCAATCGCCTTGATGTAAGTATAACTATTTACATTTGCACCAGACTTAAATCTAGATGAGGCACAAATATTTAAATAATCTACAAATACGATATCTGGTTTAAATGATTTCTTTAACGCAAGTTCACTAATTAAATTTTTAAAATGACCTGTATGAGCAGTAGCAGTAGGATATTCTTTGATAATTAATTGACCTGTTGTTTTACTTTGTAACTTATTGATTTTAGTTTCATACATTTGATATGGTAATTCTTCTAGATCACTCATACCTACATTCAATAAGTTTGCGTCTATTCTTTCAGCGATACGCTCTTCAGCCATTTCTAAAGTAATATATAAAACATTTTTACCTTGTAATAATACAGACGAAGCAAGATGTGTCATAAACATGGTTTTACCAACACCAGTGCCTGCAAGACAAATATTCAAAGTCTTACTTGGTATGCCACCTCTTGTAATTTTATTAAAAAACTCTAGGTCTAATTCTAATCTTTCTTCTTTCTTTTTATAAAAGTCAAATCGTTCTTTTGATTCTTGTAAATAATCATGACCTACTTTCTGGTCAAAAGATACAGACAAAGCGTCTGATAACATTTCTGGTAAGTATTCTGGAGTGTGTGTCTTATCTTTGCCATCGATAATCTGAATACCACCTAATATCGCATTGTGTATAGCACGATCTTTACAAAACTTTTCAGTTGTTTCAACTAACCAATCTAAGTTTACTGGTTCAGGATTTAATGTAGATAGAACATCTGTAATCTTTTTATATTCATCTTCATTAATATTTTTATTTGTATTGATCTCAATAGATAAAGATTCTTTTGTAGGAAGATTATTATACTTATTTACAAACTTGTATATCTCTTGAAATAATATTTTCTCTAGTCTATCAGAAAAATATTCTTCTTTGATAAAAGGTAAAACTTTTCTACAATACTGTTCGTTGTAAATTAAATTTTTAAGTGCTGTTCTTTCTATTCTTTCCATCTTTTAATTCTTCATCTAATAATATTACTAATATATCACCTATATGATTAATAAATTCTTGACTATCTGTGTCTGCATTTATATCATTTTCAATAATTGTGTAATCAAAAGCCATAGGCAAAGCACCGTCTGGTGTTTTTTCTGATTCTGGTCTAAATCCTACTTTACCATATTTGTAAACTATACTTGCATATGGACCACTAATCAGTTTAAGTGCTGTAAAGTCCTCTCCAGGTTTCTCTACAAACACATAATCTTCATTGTGTTTTGGATTACTCGTCTTGTGGAATGGTGGTATTTTCGGTTTCAATTACATCTCCATACTTAAATTCTTTAGTACAAGCAGCGTCTAACTTTTCTAATATATCTTGTGTGAAATATTTTTCAGGATCATTATTAATAGTTTTACCAAATGCTTTTGAGCCATCAGGTAATTCTATTCTTGTTGATACTTGTTTAAATATATTATGTTTTAATGCTAAATCTAATAGACCATAGTATCTATCTAAACCTTTGTCATATGTTAATCTAACATCTACTACTTTGTTTTCTTTTGTTAATCTAGATTTGTAATTTTTACAATGAATAATATTACCTATAACCTCTGTGCCATCTTTTTCTTTTCGTTTTGAAAGATAGACGATAGAACTAGCCGCATATTTAAGACCAGAACCACCGCCCATTTCTTTTGTAGGGAACATACTACCGACAACATCATAGGTGTGATTAGTAATAATAAGAGGAACTTTTGCTTTTCCTAATTTTAAAGTTAATACTCTAAAGGCAGCTTTGACTATTTGTGCCCTTGTCATATCTTTAGTTTCTTTACCTGCCTGTGTATCTTCCATTTCTTTAGTTGTTGATAACATACCTAAGGAAT